TCATTTGTTGGTAAAACTTCTTCCAAAGACGTAAACGACGTGTTTTTGCGTGGGCTGGCCACGAAACCATCTGTCGTTGAATTAGAGCCTGAAGATGTTTCCAACGCTTAGATTGCTCTGTTGGGCTTGAAGTAATTGGCACAACCTCAGCTCTAGGCATTAGAACTTTAAGACGACCAGCTACCGCATCTCCCACACCGTTGGAGTCCACCCCAATTGCTAGGACATCGTAGTTACCCAAGAAGTTAACAATTTGGAAGTACTGCTCTTCCCAGTCATCTCCCTGGATCTCAAGCCAGTTTAAAACACGATGGTCGTAATAGCCAAACTCATCAGGACGATCCCAGTCAACCCACACAACAGTAACAACCGTAGAGTCCATTTTTCTAGCGGGGTCAATACCAACAACGACTGGAGACCTATGCCAGCTTTTAACAAGTTCTTGGGAAGTATCACCGAGATCATCCATAATCGTTGAAGTGACGAACATACCTCTTTCAAGAAGCCACTTACAGTTGTAAGACATTTGGAATTCATCTGAATCTTCTCCTACTCGTAACATTTCTTTTTTAATAAACTTTTCGTAGTTATCGTTAAACTTTGCTACATCTCGCCAATCCCATTGGAAGTGGTTCTGTTTTGCAGAGCGCCCAGTCTGTCTACGTTTGTTCAGTTGGATAGCCCTGTAGAAGTTGTTCTTAGATGTAGTAGGGGTCCCAGTCTTTACAATTGTTGCGTTGTAGTAAGCACCCATAGGAGAAATAGACTTAGAGACCACAAAGTCGTCTGCTTCTTGACACTCATCAATGATTATTAAGTGGAAAGACTTAGATTCAATCTTTGCACGAGGGTTAGCTGTCATCATCATTAGCGTAGAGCCTGAGTTCTTTAACTTGATGTTACGCACAACTCCAGGGGTTTTAGTAGCCATATCGTCGATCTCTGGATCACCCAGTACCTCAAGAGCTCTTTCGCTAGTTAGGCGAGAGACTGTTCTTCCGTACAGAGTTTCTACCTGTGATTGAATAGGTGCAAACATTCCCACCCAAATACCATCACCAAACTTACCTAGTAGATCTGGGTACATCTTTGCAAGGCGAGGAAGGATAACCATTAGGGTAGCTACAGTATTAGCAATGGTCTCTGACTTACCTGACTGACGAGAGGCAAGAGCAGTTACCTCTTCACCGTCGTTAATGATTACAGACTCAATAATGCGTCTAGCAAGCGGTTCTTGATATGCGTGAAGCTTATGCCCTACAAGCATTTCCATAAAGGCCATGATCTTGTCTATTAGGGCTTTAACAAACTCTTTAGAGAGTTCGTCTAATTCATCAGGTATTTCCTCAGAAAATTCGTCGTCTTCTTGATCTAACTCTTCTTCTACGTCAAGCTCTTCAAATTGATCTTCGTCGTACTCAAAATCATCCATTAGCGTGTCGCTTTACCAAAGACTCTAGGATTACGTGCAAAGCTTCTGCACCAACTCGAGCCTCTTCTAGAGTGCTCGCATCTTTTGTTTTTTGCCAACTAGATAGGTTGCGACCAATTGTATAAAGGGCGTTTTCTGTCCAGGGAATTAACTCACCTGTAGGCAGCGCTTCTACACGCTTTTCAATACGAGATTTCTCTTTTTCAGCCTTAGCTGCAGAGTTCTTCTTAAACTTAATACCCATCGTCTTGTGCTCCGAATCTAACAAAGTCCCAGTTAACTTCTTCTTCTGATAGTGCTCGTCCACGTACAGCGTTTGTTAACGCTTGACTTTCATTATAGGATGAATTCCAATGACCAAGAACTATTGCCAGTCTAGTGAATGGAAGGCGGATTGAAACTCCAACCCCACCTCTAAAAGGAAAATCTATTTCTTGAGTTTCAGCTTTTTCCCAAAGAATTGGTGGCTTTACTGGATAAACCAAGGTATGCCAATAAAAAGGTCCTACATCTCTTGGGTTTGCCAATCTTAAGCCTCACAATCATGATCCATTACCTCTGCTTCACGCAAGTGTTCTTTACAGAGTTTACACCGAAACCATCTAGATGGTTGAAAGTTATTTTGTGCGGTTCCACCAGAAGGCACATCTACACCACCATCAGGTTGCGGAACATAGTCAGTAACCACTTCCGGTGACCTAAACAGTTCAGGTGGAAATGGTCCTTTAGGCTGATGCGCTGTCTCCGGTACGGGATGCCCTTGTTTCGTAACGATGCGCTCAATACGCATTATTCAGCCGGTGTGTCAGTTGTTTTCTTTGTTGTCTTCTTTGGTTCTTCCACTACAGGCTCCGCAATTACTTCTGGAGCTGGTGTCTCTTTTGGGGCTTCTGTTACCTCAGGAGATACAGGTTGTGGTGTATTCCACGGCGCTGACCATGTTGACATGTGATATTCCTCTCAAATAATTAAAAACTATTCTACAGGGGTTTCTTGGTTGCTGACCCCCTGTAGTTACTGCTACGGTATATCCATGGCCCAAGCAATTGGGCCATCACTAACTACGTAACAAAAGGGTTGCAGTACGAACCTGGCAGACATAGGCCGGGTTGCTTTATGTGGGTGACAGTCACATAGGGTAAGAACTGGCCTTCTAGCCTAGGAGATAGTGTGCATAAAGATGCAAAATCGCAAATCGCAATACTGGTGGCCTATTTAATGCTTATATGCGGGATTCCCGTAGCAATGGCCGCAGAAAATAAATTAGAAACCCCAACACAAACAATAGTAGAGGTCGTAGATCCACTCGACAAATACCGTGGGGCAACAGATCTAACAGCTAGCGAGTTGAAAGACTTGCTATCCCTGGTTGGGTTTGAAGGCAACAGCCTAAAAGTGGCTTGGTCGATAGTTATGAAGGAGTCCAGGGGTAACCCAGACTCACATAACAAGACTACAGCTACAGGAGACAACTCCTACGGGCTATTCCAGATCAACATGATTGGAGATCTTGGAGCACTCCGTAGGGAGAAGTTCGGTATTAAAAAAGATGCGGAACTGTTTGACCCGGTTACTAACGCCCAAGCGGCGTATTACATGACTGGTAGAGGGACCAACTTTAGTTCTTGGGGCTACGGCCCTGGGGCTTACGATGGCACCCCATCAGAACCTGGTATTACTATCTGGTTTGATGATTTCCCTAAAAATTAAATAATAGAAAGGGCCCGGGAGACCGGGCCCTTTTTATTTACTTCTGATTTTCTTTCTTTCCAGCTCTTCGTTTATTCTCTTTTGCGGTGTTCTTACCATGCTTCAATGCTCTTAGGTTTCCCTTAGAGTCATTGTTGTGGTTGTTGTCCTTGTGGTCAACATCCGTTCCTCTAGGTAGTTTTCCGTTTTTAGATTCGTAATCGGCACGAGCCTTATTTTTCGATGTTGTAACCCATTTACCGTCTACTTTTTTCTTATAGACGTAGATAGGGCGACCTCCATTCGCTTTGGAACCTTTGTAGGGACCAAACTTTTTAGCTTCAGCCATTGCTATCTCCCTTGCACGCACATGATGCGTTTAACTTACCACAAGGGCCACACGTAAAACGTTCGTGTGATTCTAAAGAACCTTGAGATTCAAGAGCATTCTCATACTTGTGCACTTCTTTGTAGCTATTAAACTTAACGCCGTAGGTAGATGACGCATTAACAACTTGCGGCTCATTCCAAGGACGTGCAGCTTTAGAGGTACGGTCTGCTACAGACATGCGTACAACGCCGCCTCTACCGTCCCTAGAACCGTAATGAAGGTCTTTCTTTGAGCGTCCCATTAGTTTTGGTGCTCCCCACTAGCTCCGCGTCCAGGCTTAACATAACCGTGAAAATCAGGTGCGGGAGGTTGCTCATAAGGTAACCCTGTTAGATACTCAGCAGCTTCCCTTGCGTTGTGGCGCAAAGACTTCTGCTTTGTAGACTTAGAGGGTTTTGGAGTAAAGCTCTTTACCCTAGACATTATTAGTCAGCTTTCTTCTTTGGTCCGACTTTTAGTCTGTCCAAAACAGAATCAGCTGATTCTTCTGTCTCAAAGTCTTTGTTATTTGGTTGCTTACCAAATGGCTTATCTGCAGAACCTTGTAGAACCTTAGTACGCTCAGAAACTGGCTGTACTGCTCCGGCTGTGTAGAAGGCGTTGCTACGTCCTTCTTTAACCTCAAAGTCTGGGAACAAGCTTGGCTGTTCCATAGGCTTAACTTTCTTAGCTTTCTTTCCAGATTTAACCAAAGATCCAGCTTTGCTAAGAGCAGCAACTTCTCCAGCACCAGTCATATCAGTTGTGTCAATAGCAAACTGTTGTCCACGGTTTGAATCTGGTTTCCAGTTACGATCTGTAGGAATATAAGACACCGAGTATTCTGCAGGCTCTACAACCTTAGTACGTACCTGATCTTCCGTTAGCCCCATGTTTCTTTCACGGCGTTCTTTTTCTAAACGAGCTGTGTAAGACGCTGGTTTATATGTGGGTGGCTCACCTTGTTCAGTCATCTGCGCTGCTGCAGAACCCTTTGGAGGTGTAGGTAGCGGAATACTTAAGTCTAGGTCAGCAGCTTGAGAGTGTGTTAGTGGGCCTTCAAACTTTGCTGTAACAGCTGGCTTAGTAACTGAACTAACAGCTTTTGGAACTCCTGTTCCAGGAAGAACTGGTTGTGTAGCTTTAGGTCCTTTGGAAATAAAGGTAGGCAACTCTTCAGGTTCTTTTATTCCAGTTAGAACTTGATTATCAGCAATTGCAGAAGATTCACGGTTCTTTCCTCTTGAGGTTAATCCTCTTACTCCTGGTGGATAAGGAGCATTAGTACCGCTAACTTTTACTTTAGGAGGCTTAGGAACTAACAAAGGTTCGGTACCTTCTACAGGCTCAGCTAAAGTTGCTCCCTTTGCTGTTTTTCTTTTACCAATTTGCATCATTCCACGAGGAACTACTCCGCTAACAGCGTTTGCAATATCTGTTGCAATGTCCGCGCCTTTTCTGCGAGAAGTTTTTGATGGGCCATGCTCACTAAGCATTTGAACACGCATGTGATCTACAAGGTCAATTCCCTTTGGTGCTGCGCTTTGACGATAGATAGTCCTACCGCCTGCAACCTTAATAGGGTCCCAACCTTCGTGTGCACGTTGGATAACTTCTTTACCAGAAGCATCTCGAGTTACACGTGCAACTTTACCTTTGGTACGAGTAAACGCAGATGGCATATCAGGATGATTTGCAGCTACAGGAATTACTTCCTTAGTAGTTGGGTGCTCCCAAAAAGCACCTTCTTTAGGTGTGTGAGTAATTTGACGCTTCGAATCTTCATGCTCTTGAGCAATTTTATGTAAGCCATGTACATAAGTTTCAAGACGCTGTCCAGATTGTGCAGCAGCACTCTTGTAAACTTCTTCATCACCAATACCAAAAGTGTGCATAACTTTTGCTAAACGGTGATGGTGTCCGCCAAATACGCTAAGAGCAGTAGCTTGTGGATCATTAGGCTGTACACCATTAACTACTTTACCTGTACGTGCGGCAATTTCACGATCACGTGTATGAAGAGAAATGGCACGGTCTAGGTGCCCCTGTTCTTCTCCAGGAAGTCCCATACCAGACTTCATACGATCAATAAGGTTTACTGCTACATCTGGTTTATCTGTAACGTTTACAGCAGCAGGAGTTGACCCGCCTTCTGGACGTGAAGGTAGTCTTCCAAAATCAAGTACTGTAGTTTTGTCAACACGACCAGTACCTACGTTACCTGCAGCTGCACGTGCATCTTGTCCAGGAGTTGGATCTAGAGGCTCAATGTTTGGCTTACGAAGTGGGTCTGGAAGAGCTGGTGCATCTTTAGTTACAGATGCGCTAGAAGGCAACCCTTCCATACGTTCAGCATTGCCTGCCTGAATGCTTTCGTTGCTAGCATCTTTTGATTGCTCAACAATTACTTCATCTGCTCTTTGTGCAATCTTTTTTAAACCTGCTTTAGCAGCTCCTGCGCTAGGAATGTTACGAGTATCTTTAGCCATTAGTAGGTGCCTCCACCTCTCATAGGACGAGCACGACGTGGGGACTTAGTTGATGGTGGCTTAGGTGCTGCGGTTGTTCCTGAAGAACGACCAGACTTTGAAGTAGCACGCTTTGTAGTAGTTGGAGTTCCTGTTTCAGGAGTTGACACTCCTTCTTGAGATCCAGGTGCACGTTCTTTCAAACCCTTCTTCTGGAATGCAATTCCTGTTGCGCTTGACTGTGTTACGTCGCTAAGATCTGCGCCTTCTCTCTTATAAAAACGAGCACGACTTTTTTCACGTCTAAATCCGCTATCACCAAGATAATCTTTAGCTGCGGCATCTGTAACAGCCTTGTGTGTAGCACGTTCCTTAATATGTTCAGTGTCTATCTTCGCACGTTCTCCGTGCAATTCTAATTGAAGCTGTGCCATTGAGCGGGCACGGTATTGATCACCAATACCTCCAAATAATTTTCCAATCCAATTTCCTGTTCCTCCACTGCGTGGAGCGACAAAGCCCTGGTTATTCTGTGGTGCTGGCATAATAAGGATCCGTTCCTTTGTTTAGATTAATATCATTTTAACTAGTGCGCCTGTTTTTGTAAGCGCATCTGCTTGTTCGTTATAGTGATGGGCGCAGAATGTTAGGACGCCTGTCGCAAAAAAGGCGCCAAATTGTGCTCTAGCAGAGCACTGGTCACATTGCTCCCGAACCCCCACCTTCAGAAGCTCCAGCTCCTGCTGATCCTCCAGCATCTCCGCCATTTCCAGACTCCTGTCCAAAACCGTTTTGTGCGGTTTCATTTGGGCTATTATCGTTTCCGGGACCCATTCCACCCCAGTATCCGCCGTAGTACAGCTGGAACCAGGGGATGCCACCAACAACATAGCCACCACCCGAACGCCCTACTACTCTGTGGCGTCGGTTCTTCTTAACTTCGAACTGGTGCTTTTCGGTGTGCATAGTTAATACTCTCACTATTGTGTGCCACATAAATGCCAAAGGCCGGGATTTCTCCCGGCCTCTGCGCTATTAAGTTGTACGGCTTTATTAGGAAGCTGTTGCGTAAGGTGTAACAGTAATTGTAGCTGAGGTTGCAACTGAGTTTGCGTTTGCAGCTGTTGACTGTGTCTTGATTGCTCCAGCAACACCTGTGAGCCCAGCAACAGTAAGTCCTGTTGTTGAAAGAGCTCCAGAGGTTGTTGTTGTAAATGAAACAGTGTTTGTATCAACTGCTGTAACTGTCCAAGTACCATTTAGAGCTGTATCTGGGGATACTAGGCTTGCAACAGTAATCTTTGTTCCTACTGGATACTTAGCACCAGCACCTGAAGAGGTGATTGTTGCTGTTGTACCTGTACGGGATACTGCTGTAATTGTTGAAGCTGCGTTTGTAGCCGCTGTTGCAGTTGTGATGTTAGCTGCTTCGTAACCTGAATCCTTAAGAGCATCAAGTGCAAGAGCTGTTGTAAGTCCAACAACTGAAGGTACCTGAATGTAATAAACTCCGCTAGCTTTCTTACCAACAGAATTTTCTGTGAATGCTGGGAATCCTGACCAATCTGATTCAATATCTGCGTGATTTCCAAGTGCTGGATTTAGACGAGCAGAGTCAATCTTGCTGTAGCTAGTCCATTGCTTGTTCTGATCTGCGTTTGCAGTTGCAGTAATTGTTGGGGTGCCGTCTGCACGCTCATCATTTGGTTGTGGAGCAAAGTTGCCCCATACATAATCTACGAAAACGTTGCCTGAAGAATCAAGCAAGTTTCCATTGTTATTTGTTGCCATTGTTTATTTCCTCACTGATCAATGTGGTTGTTCGGTCGAACCAACAAATGATGACAGGAATTAAGCCTCTTGTATGTATGTATGGATCTCTCCACCAGAATAAATGTCGTGCTTACAGGCGATCTCGATTGCTCGTCTCACAACCTTTTCGGCGGAC